TGCTCCACTTAAAGTTATAGTTATATCTGCCGCTCCTGGCAATGGAACACCTGAAGTTGTATTGAACGAAACAAGATAAGTTGTTCCAATAACCGTGGTTAATGTCTGAGTTAAATTACTAGATGCTCCATCAATATATGCGCTTGTGTAAATTGATGACCAATTCCAGTCCCCACCAAACCCCCAGTCACTTGTTGAGCTAAAACCACCATTAGTAACAAGCTCAACATCAAGATCTGGTTCCTCCCAGAACTCTTCCAGCACATCATAGAAAACACTTGTAACAATACCACCAGCCTTAATTGTAGGCTCATAATTTACAGTAACCCCATCGGAAAGATCCGAGTAATCTACTCTTATTCGATCAACCCTTTGTTTGCTTTCTTTCCTTAAACTCATACTGCCTCGTATTTAATTTGTGTGTATTTCTGAACTATATCGTTTGTAGCAACGCCCTCACCAGTGAATTTTAATATCTTCGATGTGGTTAAATTAAGCCCAGTGATGTTTGTAAATTGTGTTTGGTTAAATACGTTAACCTCAGCGTCATTGCTAACTATGGTCCAAACTTGTGTCGATGTTATTCTAACTATTTTTGCAGTAACTCTCCAAGCCGATGCTGAGAAACTAGATAACTGGAAATTACCTATCACCGTCCCATTAAAGTAAACTTTTAAAACAGGACCAGCACTTGTTGAAGTTCCCCATCCCTCAACGGCAATAACATCATTATCTGTTGCCAGTGTCCCACCTGATATTGTGTAACTGTGAAGATCATCCTCTCCTGTTCCTACGTTTCCAGCATTACTAGAAATAGTCGTAAGCGTTCCACTAGCATAAGCAGCTTGAAGTTTTAAAGTGACTACAATCTTTTTTGCATCAGTATTGGATATGATCTTGGCTTTTATTACATCGCCTTGAGATATATTCACATCAGTCCATGATGAAATCGTCGTGTTGTTATTAATCTTTTGAGCTGTAAGTTCGGCTGGCTCAGTGCCAGAAATCTTATCTGCACTTGTGGGAGGATAATTGGCCGATGTGTCTTTCCAAAACTCAACTTCAATTGAGCTAGTAATACCTGATTCGTCAGTTACCTCAGCAATGTACCACCCCTTAATAATTGCAGCATAAGGAAATCCAGCCGTTGATTGCGTCGTTCCTATTTGTATCTCATCTCTACCATTACCAAAATTAAAAGTAATAGCACCCACAGGAGCAGGCTTGTTTATAGGGTTTCCATCGCCATCGACAAGAATATCCCCTGCCTGCATCCTCTGAATCTGAGAATTAGATATAATGAGCGGCTTTACTGATGCCATTTAATTCCTACAATAAAACGTCTGTATCAATATCAAGTTTCATTTCAGTTGTTGATAAGCCAATACCTACTGGACAAACATAATCACCTGTAGAAGTAGGCGCAGTCGTTGTAAGCGCGCCTGCTGTAGCTTCTGATAAAAAGTATTTTGCACCAGCAGTTAATCCACCTGTACCGCCTGTAACGGCATCCCATTGACCAGTCGTTGCCACAAGCACGCCGCTAGTAAGAATGTTTCCACTTGCAGAAGATGCAATCGAAACGTCTGCAACAAGACCTACTACATCTTTAGTTCCAGAAGCATCAGCTTGTGCAAGATCAACCGATCCAGCTCCATCAACATAAACAGCACGGCCAATAGCAATCGTTCCTGCGTTACTATTAGTCGCCTGAATCACTTCTTGTTCTGCAACTGTTGCATCCAAAGTGTCTCCCACTTGTAGCTGTTGAATCTGTCCGTTTGTAATTACCAGAGGTTTTTTTAATGCCATAAATTCTCCTTCTATAACAAGATTGGTTGTTCAATCTCTATTTCTAAACTCGTAGGACTTAAAGCATGTCCGACTCTTTGGACTATATCACCTGTTGTCGTTGTTGCCGTGTCCGTTATCATACCATTATTAACTGGATCTAAAAAATAAACTGCTGCTGCGCTTAGATTAACGCTTCCAATAATATCTGTCCAATCTGAGAGGGTTAAAATACCGCTAGTACGTACTACACTATTAAAACCCACGTTAGATTGAGTTACAGCAAATCCCACACATCTTGTTGCCGTTGAATCAGCTAATGCTCTTATTATTCCAGTGCCACTTGAATGAGTCGTCACAGCCATTCCTTGTTTTATTTGAACAGAATCTTTATTCTCTGCACTATATTCAAAAACCACGCTTGCACTAACTGTGAGTGTTTCATTTGCTCCATCGTTATTTTCAACAAAGCTAACACCTAAGCCAGCAACTAGCTTTCCATTTAAGTAGCCAGCCGTTGTATCATTTGAGCTTATCTTAACTAATTCATCAGCTCCAGACCCGCCAGTTACCCACTCGGTATTGTAATCACTGCCATCAATCTTTGCTAAAACTTGCCCAGCCGTTCCACCTGCGGGAACTCCAACTCCATTAGACCCAGCAGGGCCTTGAGCACCAGCAGGACCACTAAATCCTGTTGACCCTTGTGGGCCACGCTCGCCTTGAAGACCGCGCTCACCCTTGGGGCCACGTTCACCAGCGTCACCTTTGTCACCCTTGTCACCTTTAGGGCCAGTGATTCTTCTGAGCCTTGCAATAGCCACAGACTAAACCTCTCTGGAAAATGTCATTGTGCAACGGCAATTGATACTCTCATCAGCAGGGAGTCCCTCGCCTTGAGGTCTATCCGTTGTGTAATCACCTACTGAGAATTTTTCATTTATGCCAACACGCTCGCCATCATTATCAGCATGTGAGTCCCTTGTGCGCTCATCAATCGTTGCCACCCATTCCTTCATCATATTAGGAACATCGAGTGATTTAACTGATTCCAATAACGACTCCGTAGCGGCTGATCCTGTCTCAGTTCTTGCAATAACATTAGCCCTACCGCGAGATAGTCCATGAAGATCTCCCCTGATATTAGCTGCAAGCTGGGCATTGGTCTGCGTGCCATCCTCGAAATGATCTCTTAAATTGCGTTTAATAACCTCACGAGCCTTTTTAATTGATGTACCATTAATGGTTTTAATCGCCTCGGCTGATCTTGTTCTTATATATTTATCCATCGCCTGATCATATTTAGTCTTAGGAGACTTTGTTTCCATAACGATTCCCTGAGACTTAGCATCATTGAATAGATTCTCACCAAATATTTTAGCCGTTCTTCTTATATATTTCTCGATTGTTTTCTCAATATCTTTGGTCGATTCATCAATTGCTTTAAGCATAGCAAACTCGAATAATTGTGGTGAGGATGTCTCAATAGCGTTTGCAATATCCTCAGCTTGCTTATCAAGATCGTCTTTTAAATCCATTTCAAAAGCTACTTCAATGCGCTTTCTGATGGCGTCTTGTTGCCTTTGAAGCTTACGTTTCTCATTTGAGTTTATATTATTTATAATCCGTAGACCCTTTGATTCAATCATTATAGAATCAACAAGGTGAGCGACCTCATCGTCTGTTTGATTGTCTTCCTCATCTTGGGGTGCTTCCTCTTCAGGAGTCTCTTCTAGCTCCTCTTCTAATTCTTCTTCGACTGGCTCATCGGGTTTCACCATAGGCGTTTGACCAACGAGAACAACGTCCCATCCATCAAGAGGCTCGAATCCTGTCATCACTCGCTTCTCATTGACAGTCATCCATGCGCCTTTAACCGCCATATCAAACACTGCGTTTCTCTTATCTGCTAAGGCTTGAATACCATCGTAATCAATTTTTAATTGTGCTTCGATTCCAAATTGAGGCATCAGCCAGTAGTTCAAATCATCCTGCAGGATCTCCATAATAGGAATAACCGTTTCTTCGTAGAAACTCATGCGCGCTTCTTTATAGTTTGAATATGTGCTATCGCCAGGAATATTTAACATGATTGGAGGCACGCCAAATGCCAGCGCAATATCTCTTGCTGATGTGTTCTTTCCCTCAATCCAATCCATATCCTTTGGAGATAAGCTCATTTGCTGCCATTCAATTCCGTTCTCGAATAATAATGGGCGTCCAGCATTTTTAGATCCTGAATACTGAAGATCAATCTCTTGTTTTAATCTTTGAAACTGTTCCTCGGTTAATGAGCCACTAGGATTCATCTCACTCACTGGGACTTTAATCATTCCAGATGGCATGGCAGCGTTCTTTAATAGATTAGCATTCCATTTTGTTGTTTCTGAATGCTGATCAATGCTATATACAGCAGCCTCGATTGGACTCATTCCATACCAATAACTTGTGGGGTTAAATGTTTTAAAGTGCATTACAGTAGACTTGCCTGAGATTTCATCCACTGAGAAAAAATACTCATTGCCGTTTTCTTTATATAAGTATCCCTTTGGCATGCCATAATTACCAACAACGACCTCAACACGATCAGGACGCATGCACCATAGCTCCATTGGATTAACAGGAATGCCCTTCTTAGGGCCAACGGCCTCGATATAACTATTTCCAGAGATCATATAATAAGATATAAGGCACTCAAAGAATGCCGCTTGACCTTGCAGTGGATTTGGCTTTCTAAACAAATCATTTACTGGATGATTCTCCAGTTCTTTATCCTTCATATCATAAGTATTAAACGTGATCTGAGAAGCAGCTCTTGCCACTGATTGAATACATTTAAATGCAATGACGTTTTTCTGATAAGCTTCCTTAGAAAAATTTTGATAGTTTCTTTCCATTGGAGCTGAGTTTCCCCATGATCCAATAGTTCCAATGGTTCGAGATTGAGAAGATTTCTTTTTCCAAGGATTCCACCATGCCATATTTATTAAAGCCTTCTTATTCTATATTTTGGTACTTGTCTTGATTGAAAGTATTCAGCGCACATACTGGTTGTGTCAACAATATCGTCGTTCTTTCCGTTTGGGAATATCTCATGTTCTAAAATAAAATCCTCCAACCAAGATTCGGACTCAGGCAAAAAACAACGACCCGATTCAATTAAAGGTGTTGCAGCACTTGCTCTTACTATCTTATCACGTTGTTTGGGATCATAGGAAATCACTGGAATGTTGGTTTTTCGACGCAATGATTGTATGAGACTACTCCCCGATGACTTATCCTCTATGACAAGTGCCTGCGGCTTCCATTTATTATAATTTGATATTGCTGCGCGTTCAAGATCAGGTGCTTCGACTTTAGCCTTCCACATATCCAGCAAATAATATCCAGTTTCTGCCTCGCCCCATGTTGTACATACACTATAATCATTTGTGATTCCAACCTTTTGAGCGCAGTCCATGAACTGAACTACTCTTTTGAATTGAGGTGGAGAATTATAAAACTTCCACCACGATCGCTTGAATAAATTTCCTTCTGAACTATAAGGCCGTTGTTGAAGCTGACCAGCAGCTCCCAAGCTTCCTAATTGGTATTTTAAATCTGAAATATATTCTTTTGAGAATCTATTAGGCCACAACAAATCGCCAACATCATTTCTTGGGTCCTCCCACCCTATTGATGTCGTGTTTTTCTTTCCTTCGTATTCTGCTGGCAATATCAAGTGTTCCCATTTGTTTGACTTTAATACATGCCCAGATAAATCTTCGACGTGTAGTCTTTGCATAACTATTATCTTAACAGTAGTTTTTTCATCGTTTCCACGAGAAGACATTTCTTCATCCCACCATCGAATTACATTGTTTCTTGAAACTTCCGAGTGCGCGTCTGTAGCCTTTAACGCATCGTCACACACAATAAAGTTACCACCGTCACCAGTACCAGTTCCACCGACTGACGTAGCTATTCTATAACCCTGCTCACTATTAGAGAATCTAATCTTTTGATTTTGGTCTCCTGATAAATGCCATTTGATATTGAAAAAAGATTTATACCAATTAGATTCTAATAAAAGTCTGCATTTAACTGAATCCCTAGTGCTTAGATTTTGAGCATAAGATGCAAACAACCATTTTATGTGAGGTCTGTTTATCCATACCCATGCAGGGAATATGACAGACACAAGTGAACTCTTCATGTGTCTTGGAGGCATATTGATAACTAAGTTTTTTATCTCGCCTGTGCATGTAGCCTCAAGATGTTTACAAATTGCTTCTAAATGCCATCCATCAACAAATGGGACATTGGGTTCAATAACATTCCAAGCCAACTTAGAAAAATGATAAAGACTCCTTGAAGCCTTTCTTCTTTCTAATTCTAAAATCAACTCTCTTAGTTCATAGTCATTTTTACTTGTCATCAAATACCTTATTTAAAGGCAAATTCTTTCTAAGTCTGTGTCTTATTGTGCTTAATGGAATATTTAATAATCTTGCCCATTCTGATACATGATGTTTTTCATTTTTATATTCTATAATTCTGTTTGTTGATATATTTGATGACTGCTCTAAAGGGGTTGACCATTTACAATTATCTTTAAAATATCCTTTTGTCCCATCAATTCTATCTATTGAGTGCATTAAAGATGGGGCCTGACCCATATCATAATAAAAAGATTCAAAAGAATTTTTCCATGAATCACAAACAGTAATCCCTTTGGCTCCATACATATAATATTTATGATTATTTTTATTAAAACATCTAGATTTCATATTATTCCAGATTCTATATTCTCTAGTTTTACATTTTTTATGCTTTGAATGTGTCTCTTTTGTTCTTTTAATTTTAAAGCATCCACAAGATATTGGATATTTTGCATATATGGAACTTGAGTTTAACTTTCTAAGTTTTCCACACTCACATATACAATTATAATATTTAACGTTGTGATCATCTTTATGTGAAAAACTTAAAACCTTAAACATTTTATAAGTTTTATTTATCTCAATCATTCAATAATTCTCTGATTCTAGATTTTAAATCATCGTCTGACATTGCTGTATAAGATGCAGTGACATCGGCGACAACTTCTTTTCTATCTCGCCATTCTTTTGGAAATCTATTTTTTAAATTAAAAATAATTCCAGTCATATTTGCATTAGGTATTTTACCAGCAGACGCTCCAAGAGCTATTTTCTCCCATGTAAGTCTATTTAAACTGTACGCGATGCTTTTGGCCTCGGAAAAACTTTCATGAACTTTGGCCCATTCATAGAGAGTATCTTGATTAACTTCGACAACGCCAGCGAATGATTCAAAGCTAAGTCCTGACTTCATATGCTCAATAAGCATTTCATCATATTCTTCTTTGTATTTTGATGGCCTTCCTTGTTTAAGCTTTACTAATTTTTCCATAACGTCTTGAGTTATCAAAATATCACTGCTTTAATATTTTGTGAATATGTTAACTTTGACTAATGATGGATTTTATGAGTTTAGGATTGCCATTGAGCCAGTCCCCAAGGCTAGAGCACGCAGCACAAGATTCGGGAGACATTATACGCCGCAGCGTACCAAGAATTACGAGACTACTTTAAGGCAATTATTTAGAGTTTATTGGGGCTCTAGACCTATTCTATTAGGGCCACTAGATGTGTCGATATTGTTTTATATAGAACGTCCTAAGACTGTTAAAAGACAATTTCCATCAGTTCGTGGAGATATAGATAATTTTTTAAAATCTGTTCTGGATGCCATGAACGGCACTGTTTTAAAGGACGATGGGCAAATTGTGCGTCTTCTAGGTGAGAAGCTTTATAGCGACAGATCAGCCATTGTTATCAGGATTAGCACTCTTTGAGAACTTCTTAGCTACTTCATCCAGATACTCTTCTACAAGCTTTGAAATATTAACCCTGTTGTTCTTTAAAGTGTCCATGGTGCGCTTCTTAGCTCTGAATGAGCTTATTTGCATTTCGTCTTTTTTTCTGAATGGAATCTTGTTTTTATTAATCATATATATTCACTTTAATACTTTCTTATGATTTGTCAATTATGGCAATTAATAATTTCTTTCTTCTAATTTTCTATTGATTTCTTTAAGCTCGTTTATTTGAAGTTCCATGAGCTCTCTCTCAGTAAGTTTTTGGTTTGTAAACTCATAATCGGGCTTTTTAGCATAATAATAAAATAAGCTGAGTATTATAATTATTGCAAAGAACAACAATGCGCCTTCACCTTTTTTTGATTTCATCACATCACCCACTTAACTATCATTGATATTACTAAACACATTCCAGCTATTGCGCATACGTTTGAGCCCTCATGTTCATTTCTTGCACCATAGCCTAAGTATAAAATAGCTATTATTAAAGACCATGTTGGAATATACATACAATCTCCTTTAATTATTAGCTCGTCCTTGAGCCATTGTTATTATTAATTTTTATATTTTATTTTTGAAGATAAGCTAACTATTTTTTTACATAAATCCAAAAATTCTTTATTTCCTAATGTTCCTTTAGCCATATTAGCTTGTCTAGTAACAGCTTGAAGATTTTCTTTTAAACAACTTCCACCATTTGCCATAGCTACAATATGATCAAATGTAGCGTTTTGTGGTGTTAGTTTTTCACCAGTCAATGCACATCTATATTTTTGCTGTTCCAAAATTTCTCTCAAATCTTTCATTCCTGCTACTGGATACTTTATAGTCTTTTGATTTTTCATACATTTTTCTCCTATTTTCTAAATTACTTTTTTTACTTATTAAAAATTTATCCCATACATTCAAATTTCTTTTGCAATTTTGTCTTATAAGAAATAAACTTATTCTAATTGATTCATCAAAGTTTCTACGTATTTTGTAGTGTCTTCGTTTTCTGGTTCTAAAAACATTATATTGCTTTCTTAGTAGTGAAACTTTATGAGTTAAAAATCGGTTGGTTTCTTTTTTATTAGAGGCACTATGAATTAATCTATATGATCTAGATATACATTCAGACCATTCATCTTTTATAGAATTAGAATTAACTGTCTTATAACCCAGAGATTTAATATCACTTATAAATCTTTGTCTTGCATAATGCTCTAATGATTTTCTACTTTCTGAACTCATTAATGTTATTAGATATTGTTGAGCTTTGTCAAAACAGTGATGCCAGTTTCTTGTTTCTTTTATTTTATTTAATTTTCCATTTTTTTTAATCTCCCCATAAATTGTCTTAATTGCTTGATTTATCATTATCCCTATTTCATTTGAATCCATTAAGTATTTTCTATTAATAGACTTTATTATTTTTCTTTGTTGTAAATAAAATGATTTTGTAAATTTCATAATTTTTTAAGGAATTACCTCATAAACTTCGCAATCGTATGTGTTTTGATTCTCGTCTTGATAAATGATTTCATCGTTCTCAACAAATAGAACTTGATCATCACCAAACTCGCAATCTGACCCGCCGCCGTTAATTCTATAATTTTCTTCTCCACGATAATCGCAGCCTATGCTTTCAATCTTGTTTCCATCGTAATCAACAAAAAAAGAGTATCTAACATCAATAGTGAAATCCTCGCCTGTTACCTTGCAATAGGTTGTGTAGGTTTGTTCTTCATTGTCAATTGGTTCGCTATCTGTGTTTTGTACTATTCTTGCCTCGTCACAACCAATCATTAAAAATAATAACATTAGCTTTTTCATTTGTTTCCCCTTCTCTTCCAGTATTTTGATATAAGACCATCCACAAGATGCCATCTTTTGTTCATTCTGAAATAAAGCCTTTGACCCAAACTAAGACCATTTGCACTCATTGAATGAAAGCCCTCAAGAATGTACTCGAAGTGCTTTACTCTCTTATGTTCTTTGTTGCTCATGATATTATTATATTACAGATGTAATAATATAGCAAGCAAATAATGTGTTAAATTATCGTTAAGATTTACTGTCTAATAGTTTGACAGCAGCTTCATTACAAAACAATTTTTCTACTGATTTTATTAGACTTTATAAGTGTGTTTTATTTATAATAATTTTAATATGAAATATAAATTAGAGTTTAAATCTACTTCTAATAGGTACACAAATGAAGAACTTTTAAATAATATAAAAATTGTTTGGGATCACAAAGGGAAACAGCCTACTGTTAATGATATGAATATAAGCCCAAGTAAAATAGGTTTTCATACTTATTTTAATCGTTTCGGAAGCTGGAAAAATTCATTAAAGGAATTTATCAAACATAACAATGGTGAGATAATTATAAACCAACACAATAAAAATAGTAAATTAAGAAAAAACATAAACAATTCTTTAAGGTTTGATATATTTAAAAGAGATAATTTTAAATGCATCTACTGTGGATCTTCTCCTGCTATTAATAATAATACTCAATTAGAAGTCGATCATGTTATACCAGTTTCAAAAGGTGGAGATAATTCTATTTCTAATTTAAAAACAATATGTAAAGAATGTAATTCTGGTAAATTTAACAAACTATGAAAGAAAACCGCAATTAGGACATGACTTTAACTCTGCCTCTTTTGCAGTTGGTGCTTTTTTTTCTTCTGGCTCATTAATATCTATTTTAAAATCTTTCATACCTAAAAGTTCAATATCCATAGG